AAAAAATCTCAGAAAAAAAACAAACCCTCTACAGCAAACCCCCTGTCTACAAAAGATACCTATATAAAAGCAGCACATGAAGATTAGGCGCCATCAAGCGGAAATCTTAGCGGAAGATATTTGTAGTTTATATAACCATTGGTTATATAGGGCTTTGTTTTTATAATTTAGCCTTAATTTTCTACTTTTACTTTACTTTATAGACTATATATAGTAGACTATAGCTATCAGTAATCTAAATCTGCTATATTTTTAAGAATTAAGGACCACAATGAGGCGAATTAGTACAAACTACAGAGAGCTTAAGCTCGATTATTTGGATCCTGAGGATTTGAATGTTATTGAGATTAGGGCCAAAGCGCTCAGTCTTGATGAATGCTATGATTATCTCTGCATTGATAAGGAAGATTTGCCAGAGGATGAGGCTCGTTATGCTAAGAAGGCATGGCGAAGAGGCCGTATGTCTGCTCTTTCGACTGCAGCGGATAAACTGTTCTCATCTATGGAAGGCCGTAACGGTGGACAGATTGCATTTGACTACCTTCGCTCATTATCCTCTACTTTCAGCTTAGAGCCTACATCTCCTGGCGCAGGATCAACTTCAGGTGGTGGCTTCAGTTTCAATGTTGTCTTACCAGAAGATTCTGTATCTAAGACAAAGAATACTAAGCCAGCAGATATCAAGAGTATAAAATGAGCCAATTCGAGAGCACATACATTGCATCACCCAATATGAAGCTATTTCATTTGGATGATCATTTTGTGCGTGCTCTTATGGGCCCCATTGGCTCCGGTAAGTCCGTAGCCTGTGTCGCTGATTTGCTTATTAAAGCCATGGGCCAAAGTCCTAATGTTGATGGCGTCCGTAAGTCCAGGTTTGCTATTATTCGTAACACCTATCGTGAGTTAGTTGATACTACAATTTTAACCTTCTTCGATTGGTTCCCAGAAAGACTTGGCGTCTACTTGAAGAAAGATATGAAGTTCTCAACTTCTATTGATCTTCCAGATGGAACCAGACTACAAGCGGAATTCCTTTTTCGCGCACTTGATAAGCCTGATGATATTAAGAAGCTGCTTTCCTTGGAACTTACTGGCGCCTGGATCAATGAGGCCAGGGAGATTCCTAAAGCTATCATGGATATGCTTATAGGACGTTTAGGCCGATATCCCAACATGAGAGATGGCGGTCCTACTTGGCATGGTCTTATCATGGATACTAACCCACCTGACTCTGATCATTGGTGGTATAAGCTATTTGAAGTAGATAAGCCTGAGTCCTATAGATTGTTTAAGCAGCCTTCAGGCGTGTCAGAGGAAGCGGAAAATGTAAGCAATCTGCCTTCTAGCTATTATACGAATATGCAAGATGGTAAAGACAAAGAATGGATCAATGTTTATGTTCATGGTAATTATGGTTTTGTACAAGATGGCAAGCCGGTATTCCCAGAATATAAAGATGATATTCACCACTCTGAAGAAGACTATATCCCTACCAAAAACATTCAAATTTTTGTCGGCATTGATTTTGGGCTTACTCCTGCTGCTGTATTTGGGCAAAAAACTGCATCAGGTCGATGGATTATATTTGATGAGCTAGTTACAGAGGATATGGGTGCTAAGAACTTTGGCCGATTGCTAAAGACTCATATTAATCAACACTATGCCTATCATGATTTCGAGATATATGCTGATCCTGCTGGCGATCAACGAGCTCAGACAGATGAGATAACTCCATTTCAGATCTTGGCAGCGGAAGGCATCACTGCTTGGCCTACTTATACCAATGATACTATTCTCCGCCGAGAAGCTGTAGCATGCACATTATCTCGCCTAGATTTTGCAGGTAATACTGGATTTTTAATTACTCCAAAAGCCAATATGATTCGTAAAGCAATGGCTGGTGGCTATAAGTATAAGCGTATGTCGGTATCTGGCCAAGAGCGATATATGGATAAGCCAGACAAAGGACGATATTCCCACGTATCAGATGCTCTCCAATATCTTATGGTAGGTGCAGGTGAAGGGAATTCTGTTATTGGATCTGATACATATGAGAAGGAACTAGACTATTCACAGACAAATAGGATGGTGGTATAAGTCATGCATACTATGCAGAAAGCAGTAATTCAAGTTATGATAAGAAGTATGATTAGGGGCATGATTGAAGACGGTGAATCTACACCTCCAGCGTCGAATGAATTCCCATATACTTTCCCACTTACATTAGGGTAGTGAGATGACCAGACCAGTAATTTTAAAGAATACTACAGATCAGCTCACTGCTGCTGAGTTTAATGCATTAGTTGATCGACATACTTTTACTCGTATTGCAAATGATGGTAGTGCTGGAGAAAGCCTTTATATCGAAGAGCAAAACCATGCTAAGGCAACTCAAGGAACTGGCCTTGATGGCTTTATGATTCAGTTGCCACCGTGTACTGATATTACAGTCGGTAATGCAGATGACCAATATGCGTTTTCTTTCACTGTAAATATCTATCCTGCAGATAATACTCAACCTGCAGCGCATTTCTTTTCTTTGCGTATTGCTGGCACAAGATTAACTAATCTTACTTGGGGAACTGTGACCTGGGGATTAGTTTACGGTAAGAATCTTACTGATTCTGGTTTTGGTGTATCAGCAAATAATATTGGCCAGATCTTTATTAACAATAATAATTCTGGTGATATATGGGCTGGCCTTGGCGCATCTTTATCAGACGTAGTTATTTGCTCTATTGATGCTCCGAATAATCCAGCCTTTGAGCCAGATGCAGCATTAAGAACTGTTTTTGAAAATCCTGCTAAATTTGGTATTGCCGCGACTTCTACTTCTGGGCCGCAATCAACTGTCTTTTCAGATATAACTCCTTTGATTACCCCAGATGCTATTAACTTTATTAGATACCCAGGAACAGGTGATGGCGAGACGCTATGGGTTAATCCAGCAGGCTACGGCGCAGTAGAAGGCTCTGGCTCTTCAGATGAAGGCTATTCTATATCATTCCCTACTAATGCTGATATTAAGCTTGATGGGACTAGTGTCTCAGCTTATTCGTTCTCTACTATAATAGAAATAATCCCTACCAATAACAATGGGCATTCTTTCTCAATATATGTGCAAGGTAAATTTACTGACGATACAACTTTAGAGGAGGCATCTTATACCATCATATCTGGTAAAGCTCCTGCGAATCTTTATGTGCAAATGCAATCTTTTGCCGGTAATAGACACAATCTGATTATTAATTCCCCCGTTTCAGGTGGTTTTAATTTTACTGCATGTAAAGTTGTAAGTATGTCTCTCGCTTCATTCCATAACTTCAATCAATTCAAAGCCGATGTGGACTTAAATCCTCTCTATGGCAGCGTTGATATGAAGGCTAATGTATTTGGTAGCACAGCTATATTAGGCCCTCTCATTAAGGAAGTATGGCCAGATAGTGAGTCAACAGTATTGGATGGATTGTCTTCTTTCTCACATGAGTTTGAAGATCCTGGTGTTTATGAAGTCAATATTAAATTCAATGATACTGGAGCTGCTCATCCAGTTACCATCTTCTCTAGTAGTAATGGGTCTGATTCTCTTAATGTATTGCATCATACTGCAGCTACTAAGGCAACTCTTGATGCTGAGACTACATTTGCACTAGACGGTGTCAATGCCAACCTTGCTGGTGCAAGCCTCATTGCTGGAGTAGATAGCAATCAGGTGTCTCTTACTATGAGAATCGTAGTTATGGACGATGGCACTGTATGGCGCTGGAGTGGAGATTACTTATCTCAAAGTGATGCGAAAAGCGAAAGCGGCCATATAGCTAGTAATTCAGCATTAGCCACTTCGACTCCTTATATCAAATTTGATTTCAGTACTTCGATTACAGACATCCATGCGATTATTAATATTAGGAGAGCTATGTAATGCCTAAGAAAATTTGCTCAACACCAGCTGAAGTATTCGAGAAACTATCAAGCAATATTAACATTGCTTGGTATCTTTCCCCAAAAGAACACAAACTTTTGGCTGATCACTGTAATAAGAAGCCTAAAGTGGCTGTTAAAAAGGAGGCGTTCAAATGATTTTAACTTCAGGCCAACACGTAACTGTTGCACAGGGCGATTATGCTTTGATTGGTAAAGTTACATCAGGTGAGGTTACAATGGCTATCTCTGTTGACGGTGAGAATTTTGTCGACGTAGAAGATGGTAATTTTACTGCTGACTTCACTCGTATTATCCAATTGCCGGCTTGTCGAATACAGCATGTAGCTACTGGAACTGCTGTTGTGCAATTGACTAAATCTCGTGGCTTTGGTAACTAGGACTAGAAGATGCTAGACGATAGACAAATATTAAATATCATCGGTGAGGAGTTACAACAATCCTCTGGTGGTAATGAAAATGATTTCATTGATGCTAATCGTCAACGTGCTTTAGCGACTTACCTTGGCCAACCAGATGGCAATGAAGTAGAAGGCCGATCTACAATTACATCCACTGATGTAGCAGATGCTATTGAATGGATTATGCCCGAGATTGTTAAAGCTTTTACTCAGAACAATGAAGTTGTTACTTTTGATCCGGTTAGCAGCGATGACGAACTCCAAGCGGAATTAGAGTCGCAGTATGTATATGATATATTGATGAAAGATAATGAGGGCTTCTTAATCTTACATCAATTCATAAAAGATGCTTTGATGCAGAAGAATGGGTTTATCAAAGTCTTTTATGAGAAGTATACTGAAGATGTTTTTGAAAGCTATACTGGTCTTACTGAGCTTGAATTAAATATGGTTCTTGCTAATCCAGAATTTGAGTCTGTTCAATTGACTGAATATCAGGATGAAGAAAGTGGAATTCCATTATTTGATATCAAGATCAAAAAAGAAATTGACGAAAGTAAGATTTGTGTTGTATCTGTTCCTCCTGAGGAATTTCGTGTTAATAGAATGCATAATTCTATTGACTTATCTACTGCTCGTTTTACATCTCATGTATTGCTAAAGACAGCAGGTGAGATTATCGAAATGGGTCATGATAAAGAGTTTGTAGACTCCCTTCCGTCGTCACAGGTATATGAAGATGATCGTGAGTATCGGTTTTATATGCAAGATGAAACGGCTTATCCGAACCGTGATATCAATACTGACCCGTCTTTACGAACAATTGAAGTATCTGAGTGTTACATGCATATGGATCTTAATGAGGACGGGGTCGCCGAACTTGTTAAAGTCACTGTAACTGGTGGAGATAATCCTGATCACATTCTTAATGTAGAGGAAGTTGATCAGATTCCGTTTATTAGTGCTACTGCGATCTTGATGTCCCATAAGCTATTTGGTCTATCTATATATGATCGTCTTAAGCAGATCCAAGAGCAAAAGACTACTTTGTGGCGTAACATTTTTGATAATATGTATCTTCAAAATAATCAACGTGTTATCGCCGTAGATGGTCAAGTAAACTTGGATGACTTAATGGTTTCACGCCCTGGCGGTGTTGTTCGAGCTAAGCGTGCGGATGCAGTCGTTCCGTTTCCAACTCCTCCTCTAAATGGCGACGCTTACAGGATGATGGACTATCTTGATCAAGTTCGTACAGCCCGCTCGGGTGTGAGCCCTGAGGGGCCAGTTACTGATAATATGATCGGTGATCGAGTTGGCTCTGAAGGTGTTGAGAAGATGCTTTCTCAGAAGGAAGAACTTGTTGGATTGATGGTCCGAGTATTTGCAGAAACAGGGATCAAGCCTTTGTGTCGTATGATCCGAGATCAAGCTATTAAGCACCAAGATGTAATTAAGGATTATCGTTTCCGTGGCCAGTGGATACCAGTTGACCCTTCTAGCTGGCGGAAACGTAAGCATACAACAGTTCGCGTTGGCACCGGCTCTGGTAATCGTAAAGAGCAGATGAGTGCTGTTAGTCAGCTCATGTTAATCCAAGAGAAGATGTTAGCTAATCCTTCTCAAGCTATGGTTGAAGAAGAGCAAGTTTTCCAAGCTATTAATGACTTTGCTAAAAATGCAGGCTTAGCAGGTGCTGGTAAATACTTTGTTGATCCAGCATCTCCTCAAGGGCAACAGCTCAAACAAGAGGTGCAGAAGAGAAATGAAGCAGCGCAAAAAGCAGAGCAGCAAGAAAAACAGATGCTTGCAGAGACACAGGAGAAGATTGCTAATGCTGAATTGGCAAAAGCCCAGGCTCAGCAACAGAATGTTCAACTTAAAAATCAAGTTGATACAACTAAGAACCAGCTTACGTTGCAAAAGCAAGTTACTGATGCAGAAATTGCAATCCTTAAGCAACAGTTAGAAGAAGCAGAAGCAGTTCTTGGGAATGACAAATCAGATAAAGAGCTTGCATATAAGTATTGGGATTCCGCTGAGCGGTATGAAGTTCAACGTGAGCAAATTCGAATGTCTGCTAAGGCAGCAGCTGATAACAATGCAAGCAAAGGTGATGAGTAATGAATGATGATCTGAAAGAAAAGCTAGAAATAGAAGCTGCTCAAGGCGAACATTATCAGCGCACTTGGGATGGCATGATAGCTCCTTTCTTTGATCAAAAGTCTAAAGAACTTTATGATGCATTCTGTCAAACACCTACCGATAATAAAGAGCTAATGTTTGATATCAAACTTCAACATAATGCTCTAAATTCTCTTCGAAGACATTTTGAAGAGTATATCGAAACTGGCAAGTTAGCCAGTAAACAACTTGAAAAAGGAGAATAGTGATGGATCCGGCTGCTACCGTTTCTACGGCGCAAGATGTTACATCGCGAATCGAGCAAGCTATTTATAGCGAGCCCGAAAGTGTTGAACCTGAAGAAAAGATTGAGGAAGTAGTATCTGAAGATGATCTTACTGATCTACCTGAAGATGACGACACTGATTCTATCGATGATGAAGGTTCTGAAGACTTAGAAGCGATTGCTCAAGAGGAGGATCTCTCTTTAGCTGATTATCTAGGCGTAGATGAAGATAAGATTAAAGTGTCAGAAGACGGCACAGTTTCCTATCTTGCTACTGTCGATGGAGAAGCTCAAGAAGTATCTCTAAAGGAGTTGGCCAAATCCTTCCAACTTCAAGGGCATGTCAATAATAAGTCTATTGCGATTGAAAATGATCGCAAACAATTTGAGGAGCAAAGAAATGTTGCTCTTGGTGAACTGAAAACTCGCGTAGAAGGTTTAGATGCTTTAGGCAAAGTACTTGAGCAGCAACTTGTACAAGAGTATGATAGTATTGACTGGGACCGCCTTCGAGCGGAAAACCCTTCTGAGTGGTCAGCTATGCGACAAGAGTTTTCTGAGCGTGCTCAGAAAGTTCAACAATCGCAGCAATTGATTATTGAAGAAGGGCAACGTGCTGTTACTGAAGAGCAAGGGAAGATACAAACGCTTCATGCTAATCATATGCAGCAAGAGTTCCAGAAGATGGTAGAGGGTAACCCTACTTGGACAGATGAGAAAGTTCGTGATGCTGATTTATTAGATATGCGTAACTTTGTCTCTGAGGCATATGGGTTTACTGATCAAGATCTTCAAGCGGTAACAGACCACCGCTTAGTCAAGCTAATTCAGGATGCTAAGGCTTTCCGTCAAGGTAGCAAATCTGCTGAAAGTAAAAAGCAGAAGATTGTTCCTAAATTTCAGAAACCTGGTGCTTCAAAGGATAGATCTGCTCAAACAGCTAAAGCTCGTGGCGTAAAAGCTAAACGAGATGCAGTTCGTAAGACTGGACATATCAATGATGTCGCATCTTTAATTGAAGATAGAATGTAGGAGAATACAATGACTCAAGCTGTAGGAGCGCATAGCTCATATGATGAACCAGTAGCAACTGGTGGTAACCGTGAAGATTTATCAGACGTTTTGTTTGATGTCTCTCCAACGGAAACACCTTTTATTACTGCTTGCAAGAAAGGTAAATCAACGGCCACTGCTCACGACTGGCTAACTGACGTCCTGGAAGATCCAGCTGACAATGCCCACATTGAAGGTGATGATGCCACTGCGTCAGCAGCAGCTTCTCGTGATCGTTTGTCTAACTTCACCCAGATCTTTAAAAAGCATGCTGTCGTAACTGGCACTCAAGAGCGTGTTCTTAAAGGTGGCGGTGTTAAGTCAGAAATGGCTTATCAAGTAGCTCGACGAATGAAGGCTATGAAGCGAGATGCTGAACGTGCTATGGTTGGTGTTGCTAACATTAAAGTTGGCGGTAACGATACTACGGCTCGCGAGATGGGTTCTTTCGAGTCTTACATGACCGATCAGACTTATTTCGGTGGTGCTAACTTTACGGCCCCAACTGGTAACGGTGTCGATGTTGCCACTCCAGGTACCGGTCGTGCTTTGGATGAGTCTATCCTTAAAGCTGGCTTGGAAGCTTTGTGGAACAACTCTGGTGGTAACGAAAACATCTTGGCTATCTGTGGTAGCCACGTTCGTGGTGTTATCTCCACTTTCACTTCTTCATCTACCCGATATGTGACTACTGACGACAAGAAGTTGGTTGCCTCTATTGATGTATATGACGGTGATTTCCACACTGTAACTGTTACTCCTGATCGCTATAGTGACGCTGGTTCACTATTCCTGGTTGATCCTGAGTATGCCTCAATTGCAGACCTTCGTTCTGTATTTACCAAAGACTTAGCAACTCTGGGCGACTCTACTCGCAAAGAGATTGTCTGGGAAACTACTTTGGAAATTTGCAATCCGTTGGCTCATGTTCAGATCGGTGCTTTGAACACTTCTGCATAAGCTAGGGGGAGCTTCGGCTCCCCTATTTTAATTATTTTGAGGATACTATAATGCCAATGTCATCTGGTTACGAGCAAAAGAAGTATGCTAATAGTTCTAAGAAAAAAGCTACAAAGATGGATGAGCGTCCGACGAAGAAGCCGAACCGAACAGGTAAGACTTCGGAGGGCAATATCGGAAAAGGAAAAAAGTAGCAAAGCGCAGATTTGAGATATCTGCAGACGATTTTGATGCACTGAGAGGGCAGTGATGAAACTTATAAAGCGGGATTATGATTCAGAAACTGGAATTACAGAAGAATTCTGGTATAATGAAGCAGAAGGCAAAATGACTATTCGTCGTTTACAAGATGTTGAAGATCAACTTGATTTTAATAAAGATGCCTTTAACAGTCATAGCGGTATTGACTATTCTGATAGTAAAGGTGGAGCCCATCATGTTGCTCGAATCCCGTTAATAATTCTTGAAAAATGGAAACGTGAAGAAGGATTTGATTGGTTTAATTCGACTGATAAAGAGCGTCGTGCTAGATTGAATGATCCAGATAATCGCTTCCTATTAGTGAGGCCTGGAAGATTATGACATATACTGAATTAGTTGCTGCTGCTAAAGCATATGCTGATCGGCAGGATATAGAAGTTTCTGACAATATAGATGTTTTTATTCTAATGGTAGAAGCTCGTATGAACCGTATTTTAAAGACTCGTGAGCAGACTGCACGAGTTTATACTTTGATTATTGCTGATCAGGAATACTATGGCTTACCAGTGGATTATCGTGGTATGCGTAATATCCAACTTACTAAAAATCAGCCTTCAACAGAACATGATATCATTCCTATAGATTATGAAACTCCTGAGATGTTTGATCGCAGAACGGCTAATACTTCCCATAGTAATGATGCTTTCTATACTATCTTGGCTGATCAAATTCAGCTACATCCTGTTATTGCTGATTACTATATTGAGATGGCCTACTATCAAAAAGTTCCTAATCTCAATGATACAGATACCACTAACTGGATTTCAAATTCCCATCCTGATATGTATTTGTCCGGGCTCGTAGCGGAAATTGAAGCTTTTGCTAAGAATTATGATGTAGCTAAAACTTGGTATGACCGTCTGACTAGTGCAATGTCAGAACTTGATACTTCTGATGAAAAGGAAAGATGGTCTGGCGTATCTATGTCTATGAGGCTTGCATAATGACAACTACTTGGTTCTTGATTGGGAAAGTGCCTCCTAATTGGAATATACTTCCAAATTTGTCGTCAGAAGTTCTCCCTGCGCCATTACCAATCCCATCATCTCCTGTTGTACCAGGATCTGACTCATTTTATCAAGTCCCAGATGGATGGTCTGGTCAAGATTTAACTTGGCTAAAAGATCTTGATGTAATTCATTATTGGACTTTTGATGAACCAAGTGATCAAGCCTTTTTTGATTATGTGGGTGGCTTGCACGGATTAACAGATTTGTCAAGGTTCACTGGTCCTGATTTTACTGTAGCTATTGCTGATTCTCCTCATGGTAGATCACGTGCTCCTACAGTAGCAGTTCCTTATGCTCAGACAGACCTTCTTCCTATGAATGTCAGGACTGATACTCAGAGCCCTGATACTGTTCTCACTGACTATGCCATTAGGATGTTATTCTTTACAAATACACATGATGCCTCCTCAACTGGCAGTGTATTATTTGCTATTGGTCAGCCTGGCGAAGGGTCAATAGTTGTTCAAGTTGATGATGACCAATACGTCCCATCAGTTACTACCGAAGAAGCGTTTATCTTCGATGTAGTAGATTTAGTTCCACAAGATGCTTGGTCTGATATCATAGTCACCCGCAGCGGGACAACTTTGTCTTTCTATGTAAATGGTAAGTTCGTTGGGTCTGGCACTGAAACTAACGATCTTAAGATTTACTCTGCCTATATAGACATCCTTACTGATTGGAGTCCTGGGGAAATTAACCCCGTAGTGGCTATTACGAATTGTATTGTTGATGAGTTTGCTATTTGGGGCGTTGCGTTAACCCCAGAAGATGTTACAGATTTATATAATGGAGGAGCGCCAAAAAGAGTTGGTAATCCTACAAATGCAGACCCTGCCTTGCCTTCTATCATAATTCCTCCTTATCTTTATTCTGATCGAAATTCAGCAGTGGTTGATGGTGTTATTCACTTCTGGGATTTTAATGAAGAATCTGGAACTACTTTTGAAGACCATGTAAGTGCTATGGATGGTGAGGTTTACACAGTTGATTTTACTGGCCCTGATCCTGATGTTGGCATAACTCTAACTTCAGCAATTAGAGGCCGTGATCCAATTGCTTATAAGAACCCTCCTTTAAGTGCTGGTGATATTCTTCCTATGAATATAGATCCTGGTGGCAGAGATCCATCAATGATCATAGGCGACTTCACAACTAGGCTTGTATTCTTTTATCGTTCAGGAGGGGCTGTATATGCACCTCCATTCCCTGTAACTTTATTATTGGTAATTGGGGATAATGATAGTGAATATAGTCTTGATACTCTTGAAGTTATGATTTATCACGATACTAATCAGTTATTAGTAAATGGCCAATCATCTTCAGTTATGACAACAATTCCACTTGTTCCAAATTCAAGGCAAGATATTGTCATAACGAGTAGTGGAGATTCCCCTAGAACACTCTCTCTTTATGTTAATGGAGACCCTGTAGGTAGTTACGAAAGTAGTTATGACTTTGGTTTATATGAAGCTCCGATGAAAATTATGTCGGAGTGGCCAGGTGAATCTGCTTCTCAATGGAGACTTGCTGCAGATAGCATAGTTGATGAATTTGCTATATGGGATCGCGCTTTAAACTCTGAAGAGGTCGATAACTTGTATAATTTTTCTGATCTATATTCTCTATTTGATTCTGAACTTGCACCTCCATCACTTTACACAGATGATGTTGCTGCAATCGCCGATGGAGTCCTTCACCATTGGCCATTTGAGGAGACCTCTGGAACTGACATAATTGATCCAATTAGTGGATTTGATATGTTTGTTAGAACTGACGATTATACTGGGCCGGATCCAGATGATTCAATCGTAAATACACCCTTTGGGAAAGGTCGTGATCCTGTTGCATCTGGTAAGTCTTTAGAAGCTGATGTATTGCCTATGCTGCTAGATGTCACTGGGTTTAGTCCATCTACCACATTTTCAGAATATACACTTAGAACAGTGTTCTTATATAGAGGTCCTGTAACTACTAGCTTTAGTGTGATTTATAAGATAGGTCAAGAAACTGGATATGACGAGAATTATTTACATCTTGTTATCCAGGAAGGCTCTAACGAGATCGAATTATATACTGGCACAAGTGATATCTTTAGCACTGGTGTATTTGCAACTCCTGGTGAATGGTTTGATGTAGTTGTTACAAGAGTTGGAACTACATTGTCTTTATATGTAAATGGCGCTTTAGCTAAATCAGTATCTCACTTTGAGGCATTCCCGCTTTATTCTGGAGATATCGTTAATGTATTCTCTCATTACACTTCAAGTACTGCTTTTTGGCACTTTGTCCCTGACGGGGTAATTGAAGAAATGACTTTTTGGGATCGTGGATTGAATTTAACAGAAGTTCAAGACTTATATAATGGCGGCAATCATAAAACACTATATAATCTATAAGGAATAAAGATGGATATTGATTTAATAGTTATACATTGTTCAGCTACACCAAATTATGCCGACTTCTCAGCGGAAGACATTCATGGTTGGCATGAAGATAGAGGATGGTCCGGTATTGGATATCACTGGGTAATTAGGACTAGCGGTGATGTAGAAAATGGCCGTCCGGAATATTGGCAGGGTGCTCATGCGAAGGGTCATAATAGAAACAGTCTTGGTATCTGCATGGTTGGGACTGACGACTTTACTGTGGATCAACATATTGCTTTAGAAGGATTAATAATAAACTTAAAAGAGAAGTATCCAAGAGCCAGAGTAATTGGCCACAATGAAGTGTCTGATAAGATATGCCCTGGATTTGATGTACAGGAATGGTTGAATGAAAACGAGATTGATAACCATATTGACTAGTGTTGGAATGCTGCTTGCCTCTATGTATGCAAGTGTTGAAGTATTTTTTGAAGCATTTGATAATAGGTATGTTAAAGTCCAGGATTATGAAAAGTATAAAACAAAGGTTTATATGAGTGGGCTTACTGATAAAGTAGCAATATCAAAAAGGCAACTTCTGATTTTTAAAACGAAATTAGATTCAGGTAAGCAGTTAGAAATTTGGGAACACGTATTGCACCAGCAAGCAATAAGTGATAATATTGAATATAATAGGAAGTTGGAACATTTCCTTAATCCACCTCCTAAGCAATAAAGGGGCCAATTATGCCTATTGAAGCCGGTACAGTTATATCAGAATTGGATGCCTCTTGGCCATTAAGCGGAGATCCAATTGTTGAAGGTGACAATCATCTTCGACTTATTAAATCAGTTTTACAGACTCAGTTTCCTGGAGCTGGTGGTGGGTTTAATATTCCTATCATTGCTACTGAAGATGAGATTAATCACCTTGAGGGAGTAACTGGTAATATTCAAGATCAGCTTGATGAGGCTCTTGAAGACACTCTTATTGCTCCTGCTGGGACAGTAATGCTATTCCACCAAGCAACTCCCCCTGTTAGTTGGACTAATATTGCTGCCCATAACGATAAAATGTTGAGAGTGGTAAGCGGCTTAGGCGGAGGATCTGGTGGTGTTGATGCTCCATTCAATTTTGATTTTAGTCACGCCCACACTACTGGTGATCACACTCTAATTGAAGCAGAAATGCCTTCTCACATTCACACATTGGCACAAGGTGATTTGATAACAACGTCCGGTGACACAGAAGGTACATCTGGCCGATACTCGTCAGCTGGCACTGATGTAGGCGATAGGATTGCCGCTACTGGTGGGGATGCTGCTCACAACCACGGAAGCACCAGTAATGAGTTAGCTGTTTTCCAACCTTTGTTTGTTGACATTATTTTGGCGTCAAAAGACTGATGGATACTATAGGAACTTGCCCATTAGGCCATGAGTGTCAGAAAGCTGTTGATGGCAGAGTAGAGCAGTGTAATTGGTTTATCAAGATGAAAGGGTCTAATCCTCAAGATGGATCTGAAATCGATGAGTACCGATGTGCTGTTGCTTGGATGCCATTACTTAGTGTTGCTCATACGCAGACAGCTGCGCAGACAAACGCTTCAGTGCAGTCTCTTAGAAATGAAACTGTAGCTCGGCAAGAACTTGCTATAAAGGCGGTGAAAGATGCCCAAGTTATTACGGTTAAATAATTTTGCCCAAAAGGGATTAAATAGTGATTTAATGCCTTGGGACTTATCTGGTGATTATCTTACTAGCTTAAATAATGTTAGGATACTCACTGGAAAACTGTCACCATTTGGTGGACATGAAGTGTGGGGTGATTTACCTGTTGATTTTGATGCAGGGTTCCTAATGGCTGTTAATTCCACAACTGGTCAATTTTGGATAATAGCTGGACTTGATAAGGTGTATGTATATGATGGACAAGATTTTTTTGATATATCCAGCACTGCAGGATATATTGGTCTTGACACTCCCGATTTTTGGAATGGCGCTATGGTGTCTAATATTCCGATTATTAATCACCCATTACATTACCCTGAGTATTGGCCTCAACAAGCAACAGGTATTCAGCTGGAGCCTTTACCTTGGGATGATAGTAATACTTGGGCTGATGTTAGTGAATCTGCTCGTATCATTCGCTCTCATAAGCAATTCTTATTTGCTCTAGATTTACAATCTGGGCCGGATGAAATCTCTGACGGCGTACGTTGGTCAGCACCAGCGGATATTGGCGGAATCCCTCCTACTTGGGATCACCTCGATATTACTAATGTCGCAGGGCTTACTAATCTTGGTGGAGATGGAGGCCGGATAATTGATGGTCTTTCCCTTCGAGATGCCTTTGTAGTATATCGTGAAAGTGGGATATCAATCTTTGATTTTGCTGGTGGGCCGTTTGTTTGGCAGATTAGACACTTGTCTACATATGCCGGATTGATCTCTCCTCATGCAATAGTAGAGGTAAAAGGAAGCCATTACTTTATTAGTGATGGTGATATCCTTTTCAATGATGGCAATACTATCAGCTCATTATTGCATAATAAATTGAGAAAACAGTTTATAAACGAATATGACAAAGATAACTTTCTTAACTCTTATGTTGTAAAGAATAATGTAGCTACCGAGATTTGGTTCTGTGTTCCTAAGGTGGGATCTCTTCACCCAGACTTGGCTTACATTTATAACTGGGAAGATGGTAGTTGGTCTGTTCGAGATATTCCTGAGTCTACATTTGCTGCTTTTGGAAATCAATCTCAGCCACCACTTACCTGGGGATCTTTTGTAGGAAGTTGGGATTCAGCATTAGGTGGCTGGAACCAAGGCCAGTTTGTTTTATTTGATGAATCAATTATGTCCGTCACTTTACCTGCTGGTGCAGGTCAACGTGGACAGTTGTTAATATTAGATACTAACGCTCCAGATCCTAGCTTTCCTTTCAATACTACCCTAGAAAGGCTTAGCTTTGCCCTAGAGGGCTTGAATAACGTAACGACTATTACTAGGCTCTATCCTCACATGAGAGGGCCAGGGACCGTCAATATAGAGGTAGGCTCCCAAGATCATCCAGGCGCTCCTATCCGCTGGAAAGCCCCTGTAGCCTTTAATGCAGATACTGATCGTAAGGTTGATGTAAGAACTACCGGTGAGCTTCATAGCTTTAGGATTAGCTCCAATAGCGGAGTGACTGGGACTTGGGATATATCGGGTTTTGATATTGAATATGTTAATGCAGGTGTGAGATGACTATTAGGCGAGTACCTAATGAGCAAGCTCCTAGTAGTGAGATACCACTAAAGGAATGGTTGAGTCGTCTCATTATTAACATCAATAGTGCTTTAGCTTCTATCATAGATATGAGCTATACCCATACTGATGTGACGGGCAGCATAACCACCAATGGGCGGCAAGTATTAATTTGTAGGAATACATCTTCTATAGATGTTACATTAGAGCTTGCCCCACCTATAGGCACTGAAGTCCACGTCAAGCGGAAAGATGCAGAAGTAATTGTAAAAGGTCCAATTGATGGTGTTGTGGACAAAACGATAAACATTGTAAATTATTCAATGCATCTTTATTATGATGGCATCGAATGGAGTGAGATATGAGTAATAATGCTTTACCATTAGTAACGTCTGCCTTGGGTGAAATAGGCGTCCCAGTATTCAGAGTTAACTATA